TGCTGGATCTAAACCTAATTCATTACTTGCTAAAAATGTTAAGAAAGATACTAATACCCCACGTGCATAGGATTTTAGTATGGCTTTTTGCTTTTTGCTTATCTTCATATTTTTCCCCCTAGTAGTGGTATATCGAACTCTCTGCCATCTTTGTCGCCTAACTTTGTAAAGCTGATATGGATGTGTCTTATATGCTTATTGAAACCTTTGTACTTGCGCCACTTAAAATTAAGTATCTTGCTGGCAATCATGCCATTATGGATTACGTAAGATATACGCTTATCGGTTTTCGCACATTTTCTGATTTGGTCAGCCAAATATATTGAGATCCCTTCGGATGAATCCAAGCGAGAATCCACATCAATGGCTCTGACACACCCAGATTTGTCTGAATTATGATCCGATTTGGTGGCGCTATGACGAGCATCACCAATCCACCCATCACTGGTAGAGCGGCGATCTGGATACCAGGTATCAATTTGATCTCTTAACTGGACACCAGCTGCGCATAGCCACGGCTTCATAAACCTAAAGCCCGCTAGTTTCTTGATTTACTACGGCAATAAATCCATTTTCTAAAAAGTAAGCAGTTTCATCTATGCTTTTTGCAAAAACGAGTGCTTCTTCTTTAGTTATTTCTTGTGCTTCAAAATCAGAAATAAGCGCAAAATCCAAATCTGTTTGGCAATAGCCGAGAATTGTTCTATCTTCCGCCTGTGAAGAAGCAAACATCGAGGCTTCTAAATGGTTATCGTTTTCATTAACTATTGATTCTGGGCCATATCCGTAATCATTAACCCATTTTAGTTTACAAGTAACGTACTGCATTATTTTCACCCCCCATATCCTTTTGTAACATTCCGATTTGAAGCATTGAATTTAGATTCCCCACAGAAATACCCTGCGTATTTCCCATTTGCTCTAATCCAGCTTGACGAGATAATCTTTTATTCCAGTATTCTTCTTGATTATTTTCAATCTCTTCTATTGTGTAGGACTCTACTTCATTTGCTAATTCCTGCAAATAACTCAATTCAAGTTTGGCGCCGTTCAAAGTGCGCTCAGTTAAAATAATACCTAATTGTTTTTCTTCTGCTGTAATGGTTTCAATAGGATCACCAGATGAAAGCAGTCTGTGAATTTCAATTCGTTTCTTCTCTATATCCAATTCAGCCATTCTTATTTTGTAAGCCAAATCTTGCGTTTCTAATAGGATTTGACGATATTGCATTTCGGGAGTGTCATGTTGTCCTATTACAAAATGGCGTATCTGATAACGTGATCTTGATGGAAAAATGCTTTGATTAGAAATGTTAATTAAATTAGTCATTATCCAGCAAATCCCGCGGCATATGAACGTGAACTTGATAATCCTGTGCCTAAAGTACTGGCGGTATCATTACTATAAGTTAATTTATCTACTGTGGAATAGTAAGTAGTTTCAGCAAAATTGCGACCACCAGCGATATAGCCAAAATCTGATCCAGATATCCCGACAACACCATTTCGCGCTACCGAGGTAACTGCGGCTAGCGTAGAAAATGTATCGTTACTAAACGCCAGTTTGTAAATTAAGGTAAGTGCTACAGTATTGTTATCACCACCAGCGGAATAACCATCACTACTTGAATTAAAACCTGCTTGTTGTCTCTGTCCAGCTGGCAATCCAGTACCGAGGGTACTCCTTGAATCATTACTGAAAGCAAATTTATCAACTGTGGTAACTGCTCCAGTAGCTGCTGTGTTACCACCCATAACGTATCCATTGGTAGAAGATGAACAACCCGCAGCCAAAAATCTATCGGTTGATATACCAGTAGCTAAAGTGCTACGGGAATCATTACTGAAAGCAAATTTATCAACTGTTGCAACTCTAACTGTCGTAAAACCTAAAGCCACATATCCAGCGGTTGAGGATTCCATACCTGCGCCACCACGAGAAGCGGTACTTAACCCTGTGCCTAAAGTAGAACGAGAATCATTACTAAAAGCATATTTATTAACTGTGGTTACGTTTGAAGCTTCAATACCACCAGCTGCATAACCCGCACTAGAACTAGAAAATCCTGTGGCTTGTCGTCTTATTGGATCTAAGCCGCTACCTAAAGTAGACCTAGTGTCATTACTAAACAAAAATTTGTCAACTGTTCCTACGTTTGTAGTAGCCGCAGTGTTACCGCCCCCAGCATAACCAGCAATTTTTTTTGTTGGCATACCAGACAAAATACCAAAAATTGTATTAAGCAATTCCGCCCACCACATACCATGCGTTAGCAGCTGTTTTAATACAAACCGCAGTTTTATATTGAGCTAAGGTTGGTGATGCGGCTGTAGCACCAGCACTAAGTATTGTAGTTGTACCTGGTGTTACTGCACTAATTGTGCAAAGACCTGCACCGATATTTAATACAGTTATTGCAGTACCTATTGCAAAGTTATATGTAGCATCTGTAGGTAACTTAAATGCAATAGCTGTAGCCTTATTTATTTGCACTAATTGTTGGTACTCATCACCGCTAGCAGCTGTATAATCAGCAGTCTTAGCAGTCTGTACTTCAAAGGCTGGTAGTCCGTTCCACATTGCGGAAGTTACTACATCACCTGTTGCGCCTGGCCATGTTGACATTTTTTCTCCTTAGTAAGATAGAACCCCAGAACCTAATTCACTATAGCCAAGTATAAAGCCATCTATGACAGGTTCTAGCGTTGTAAAGGTTGTTTTCCAGCTATTTGGGGTGATATTCATTCTCACGCCAAAGATCTGCAAAGTTTTCTCTATAGTCGATCCACCAGGCTGGGTAGTAAGCACTGTGATCGGATCAAAGAAATCTAGGTCTAAAGCTGCTACCACGCCTGTATCGTAATTAGGGGTGTATAGGTCTAAGACTATCGCATCGCATCGGATAGAGGTTTCAGCTCTACTAGCCACATAAGCCTTGGCATAATCTAGGGCTACTGCATCGGTTTCCATTAAAAGATTATTTAAGAAATAACTGTGCAAAAAATACTTATCTATGCTGGCTTGGTTTGTGGCTACTTGGGCAGTACCACCCACTCTAGTAATGGTGGCTTTATTGAATACTAATACATCGTTTAATGTCCATGATGCATCAAAGTAATCTATACCAGTGCCATCATCTGCAAAAAGTGTAGGCGTAGCACTAATAGATCCAACAGTTACAGCTCTATCTTGAAATACAAATGATCCATAGCCATCTACATATAGTGCGCCATACTCTGATTCGGTGGCGGTAGTCAAAGCTTGTAAGGCTGTGCGATTAGTACCTGGGTCTGTTTGTAATGTAGTCAAACCTGTATCTATATCACGCATAGATTGTGGCCAGTCAATTTCATCTAATATCTCATTAATGCGAGTACCTGATAAATCACCAGCACTAGCACCAGTAACAGTACTTATCTGGGCTAATTGGGCTAATCTAAAAGCATCTACAGCTTGTATAGTAGTCATCGCTAAATCTACAGATGATTCGTCTGGGTAAGTAGTTACATAACTTGTAATAAATCCTGAAAAAATTGGATAGGTAACGTTATTATATGTAGCAGTAATCTGCACCTTTTTCATAGGTGTTAAAAGTCCTGCGTAGGGACCTGTTACGTTCTGTGGGTTAAAATCTCCATTTTGATCTACGATGCGTAAAGTCATTGTGCCAGTTTGAAATTGATCGCTTAAAGCAGTGCGGCCTCTATTAGTTTCAATTCTATTGATTCGATCTGATACATCTACAATTACAGATACAGAATCTGCCAATACGTTAGTGCCTAAAATTCCAATATCTAACTGCATAGCTTGGGCAGTGGATGGGCCAGTGCTAAAGTTTATAATAGCGTTTATTACAGGTACTGTCATACTGGCAAACTTCCATTTGCAGAAGTGTTATATCCGCTTCGACCTGCTACCTGAATACTCTCAGCTATAAATTGAGCAAACCTATCGCCAGATTGTGCGGTGTCTACAGTTATGCGTATGTCTTGCGCTGTTGCCCTCATACCAGATAATGGATCGTATCTAAAGCCTGTGTCTGCTAAATCTTGTGTAGTAGCCATTAAACTTGATAGTGGATCATAAGGTGTTAATGCAGGTGGCATAAATAATCCACCACTAGTAGCACTTGGGCTAATTATACCCGCAGCTTTCAAATCAGCCTCTGTAGGCTTAAGACCGCTTAAAGGATTCCATACAGCTAATCGCTTAAATACATCTGTAACACTATCAGCCGCCAAGGCTAACTTCTTTAATGCATCCGCCGCTTCCATCTCAGCCAATAACTTTTTAGCTAAAGCTTCATTTTGATCTAGTATGGCTAATTGTGCTCTTAAACGTAATTTAGTTTCATCGTCTGTGGCCACATTAAGCGCCTGTGTTAAACCTATGCGCTCTAAGTCAAACTTCTTTTCTAATTCTTTTAAGTTCTTATTTTCTATACCATTTTTAATGCCTAGTAAACGTAATTCTTCTGCCCTAGCTTTAGCTAAAGCATCTGCTAACCTTTTTTCTTGTCTAAATTGTTGAGCAGATATACGACCAGCTGATCTTTGTTCATTAGCAGGTAATTCTCTGGCTGGTCTATTTTCCCTACCTAATCTGGCTAATAATCCTAATGTACTGGTTTCATAAAAGGCTCGGCCTACCATTCCTAAACCTGGTATATCGCCAAGTGTTTTTAATAATTTGCCAAATCCAATAGTAGTGTCGCTTGTTTGTTTAGCAAGATCTTCCATTTTCTTGGTAGTTTTTTCGATATTAGTGTCTTCACCCAATACTGCAAGCGCCCCTAATATACCTTTACCAATTTCTTCTTTTACATTCTCGCTAGCTACTTTTAATAAATCCATCTTGCCAGCGTAAGTACTTAATCTAGCTTGTGCTTGGCCTGAAAATTTGTTATTAAGTTCGGCCATGATTGCATCCATGTCGCCAGCCTTTAATAAGGTTTTATCTAGGCCAGCGCCTAATCTACTAAGGCCTGTAGTATTGCCAGCGTATGCACGTGATAAGGCTGCAGTAACAGTTGTTAAAGATTTACCTGTAGCGGCTGATACATCCATAGCCGTATTTAATGCATTTTGGCTGGTGGTAATAGATCCTGTAACAGTTAGTAATTGCTGGAATGCTGGGCGTAATTCATCATCTAAAACGCCTGTAGCTCTTTGTAAATTGCCTATGTATAGTTCTATGGCTGGTGAACTAAATGCAAAGCCTGTATTTTTTAACTGAACCTCTAAAGACTTGGCGGCTTTTTCATCGGCTGCAAATGCGGCTACTGCTTTTTTACTGTAATTTAGTAATGCCCTAGCGCTGAAAACACCTAATAAAGTTGTACCTAATTTTTTGACTTGTTTATCGAATACGCTTACATCTTGCTTAGCCTTTTTAAGAGCCTTACCATTCCAGGTCGCCGAGGCTGCTACAAATATATTGGCCACTATGCCACCTTCTTAATTTCAGTTTTACGGGTAAATTCTACAGCTGTTTTATCTATGGCTTTTAATATGGCATCGTATACTTTTATATTATCCTGTGCCCAAGCCTTGTAGATTAAACGACCTTGCATCTTTCGACCTGTTGCCCCACGTGCGCCTGGCACTCGCTTAGGCTTTGTTACTGGCTCTAAAGCACCTATAAATTGCTGGCTAGCAAATGGGTTATTTGAATCATAAAAATCTAGAGCTTGGCTTTTAGCAGACTTTCTAACATAAGTACCACTACCTTCATGCCTAAATGTAAATGGCGCTCTACCCTGTGGGTTTAATCGGCCTGCGGTTTCGTAAATAGATCCAGCCCTACTTACATTGTAAACATATTGGCTTACTTGCCAGCCATTTTTTGTGGCCACATTTTTACCTGGGTTATATCCAATACCAGCTTTTACTATACTGCCATCATACTTTGGGAATGGTCGTTCGATAGTAGAAGATAATGGCTTGGACCATCCAGATAATACTTGTCCATTAGATGGCACAAAGCCTTTGGCTTTTTCTGCTACTGCTCGCATTAACGGATCAATAGCCTTACTAATTTTAATTCTTAAATCTTCATCAATAAAACTAAGTCCATTAAGAACATCTTTAACGCCTACGACCTCTGCTGGCATTTTTGATCTCCTTAGCTCTATCGGTTAATACTTGTACTATTGCCCGATACATTTCTGAGTCCATATTGATAAACTCGCTAGGCGGTATTCCAGTTTCGATAGCAAGTTGAGCAATACTATAGAAAACAGAACCCCGCTCTACTATTTTTTTTCTTCGTCTAATACCTCGACAGTTTCTAGGCTGTCTATAAACTCTGCATTAAATAAAGGTACTTGTGCGCCAGATCTGCGTAAGCACTCCCAGGCAAGGTAAAATATGTGGGTTTGCTGTTCATGCTCACGCAACATCTTAGAAATTCCTGCGCCATACTTCAACTCGAAAGCGTATTCGACACCTGGTGTTATCTTGTGTTCTGTAACTTCACCAGTAGCCCTAGTAATCTTTAGCTTTGCCATTGTTACTCCTTAATTAGAACGGAACTGAAGACGATACTGTTACTGCGGAGTTTAGCGTAAAGGTAACGCTGCTACTTGCAATTTCTGAGACGCCACCAGTACCCAGTGGGGTAAGGTTGTTGACCAAGATTGAAAATTGGTAAGTAGGATTTGAAGCTGAGACAGTAGTACCTTTAACAGTAATTACTGATACAGATAAAGTCTGACCAAATGCAGCATTTAAGGTTTGCATTACATCGGCAGAATCCCAGTCGTTGAGAAAGTCGATGGTAAATGAACCAGATGATAGGCCCTGCACGAAGCGATGTGCGGAATCTGACATGGTTGTAATTTCTAGCTCGTCTACGATTTGATTGATAACAGCGCTTGTAACAAGATCGCTAATATCGACAGATGGTGTAGTAGGCGCAGCGGCAGTAGCCAATTTAACGCCTACTTTGTTATTTAGATATATGGCCATTGTTATTCCTCTTCTTTCTTAGGTTGTGCTTTTTCTTTTGGTGCTTCTTTTATTTGGCCTGTCTTAATTAAGAAGGCTAAATCATTTGCTTCACTCATTTTAACTCCAGCTCGTTAGGATTGATACAGTGATTTCTGACGTTAATAAATCTCCACTAGCTGCGTTAGTTATAGCTGGAGCGGAGACACTTGATATGTTATAAACCAGGGTAGATGCCGCTAGTTTGTTTACTACTGCTACGAGAAAATCTTCTATGCCTTTTAGGTTGCCTTGATTGTCGAATGCAGGTGTTGTTACTAAAATCTTAAAGTTAGCCAAAGGCGCAATACTTGTCTGGCTATTATTGCTAGGTACGATGTAAGGATCGGATACAGTTACGACCACGCTATTTGCGAGAAGAGTTGCAGGTGGAAAACTAAAGGTATTCCACACGCCTGCATTAGTAAGTGCGGTTGCTAAAGTGCCACGTAAGGTGCTGATTGCAGCCATTAGCCCACCAGTGATGCTGGACTTGAATACGGCTGGATGAGACCACGCACTCGGTTAATCAGCTGATAACCCATTCGATAAGGGCTGGCACTGATCCCATCCATGCCTACCCCACCTGTCTGGCTTACTTGTCTTGCTTGCCAGATGTCCACTGCAATTATCATCGCAGCTTCTCGTATTGCAGGGGTGCTCGCATAAGATTGGGTCTTGTGTTCTGGGCCTCTTGCGTTGCCATAAGGTACTACTTTATGAAAATTTTGATTAGCTGCTGTTTTTGCATATTGCACAAATGAATAACCATTAGGGTAATTGACTTGGCCATATTGATACATAAATACTGGAATTAGATTAGTAGTGCCTGTGCTTGGCGGTATTGTGCCAGTGATTGTGTAAGTGCCATTAAATGTTGAACCACAAGCGCTTACTACTATTTGTTGACCTGTTACAAATGCGTTTGGATTAGCCAGCATAAGTGTTGCCACGTTATCTTGTAATGCTGTGCCTACTACTGGGGCATCATTGTGCCATAAGTATTCGCTAATCAGGTCTTCTGCCGATTGACAACATTCTTCTACTGTTGCATCAGAGTATAGAGACCCAATTCCGAGATTCGCTCGCAATTCCGCTGTTGTAACAAACGTGGCTGGCATCTCTACTCCTTTGCTAATAGCTCTCTGGGGCTAGGGCTACTAAACCCCAGAGATTACTGATTTATTTAATTAAGACTTCTTGTACTTAACAATTCCGTTAGGCATCTTGGCGATTGTTGCCATGTAGCCGTAAATTGCTACCTGTACTTGTAGGTTTGATACTACGTTTACGCTCATGAAATTTTGGGCGGAACGATATACAGTGAATGCCTCTGGTGCAAGGATAATCGCTGAATCATCATCAAATGTTGTAGCTGTAAAGTTCTTGTCTACGTATAGATCAAGTCCTAGCACGTTACCACGAATTGATGTTGGGTTAACTTGTCCTGCTGCGTTCATCGGTTGCAACGCATTAAATACGGGCCTCTTAGTGGTGTCTTGAGCACCGATCAACGCACCCCATTGTGCTGGGTTAGCGATGTAGTTCTGTGCAAAGTAGCCAGTGTTTGTGTAAATAGTACGTGCTGCTTCTGTTGAGAATGCAACAATACCATCTAGATCTGCTGTGGTGTTTGTGCCGTTAGCAGATGCTTGAATCAAAGCTGCTAATACAGTCTGATCTAAGCGCTTTAGATATGCGTACTCTAATTGCTTTGTAAGCTCTGCATAGAAGTTAGGGTCTGAGCGCTCTAGTAATTCTACTGAGAGTGTGTTCATACCAGCATATTTAGATACTGTACCTGTTAGGTAAGCAGTTTCCATGCCTGTATTTTGTACTGCGCCAGCTTCTGCTTCTACAGTTACTTCTGGTGCTACGCCTGTGCCGCCACCTGCAGATGTAACCAAAGATGGTACAGAGATTGTCATACCTGAAGTTGGTAGTGTGCCTTGTGAACATGCATCAATTGCTGGTGTGCCAAAGCGTGTATTAGTTACAAACTCGCTTAGGTACTGTGTTGGATTGAATGCTGGGTTAGTTGCAAATGAATCATCCGCTGCAGCTATATATAATTTTGAATCATCATTACCTAGAGCAGCTTTAATTTTGTGCTCTGTGTATGCAGCCATAGATGTAATTGGCGTACGAATAGATGTCTGAATTAGTGGTGCTGTAATTACTGGGCGAGCAGCTTCTACTGTAGGAGTAGCAGCCTCTGCCTTTGCTTCTTGTGGCGCTGTTGCTAAATCTTCCACAGGAGCCTCGCTTTCTGTTGTTTGGTTTGTGTCCTCTGCTTCGTTTTCACTAGCAGCAACTTTAGTTACTTGTGCAGCACTGAATGCTGGTGACTCGACCAGGCTTACTTCTCTTAGTGTTGCGCTGGTTACATATAGATAATCTTTTTTCTGGATTGACTTATTTACATCCACGCCTACTGACAAACCATCGATTAATTGCTCGCTTGCAAGTATTAAAGCATCTTGTCCTTGCATGGAGTTACTAATTTTGAATGATGCGTAAATGCCATCTTCTGCTTCTTTGTAATTTGATTGCATTCTTCCGATTGGTTTCTCTGGGCGGTGCTGCATAAGCATTTTTACTTTGCCTGGATCACCGATGTCGATTGAGCCTTTAGCAAATACGACCTTACCTACGGAAGTATTGCCTACCTCTTCGAAAGGTACGATTTTGCCAGCAATAACTCTGCGCTCTGTATCGGCAGCTTCTATGTGGCTACTGAATGTAAGTTTCATCTTCTGTTTCTCTTCCGTTAGGTGTCATTTGTTCCATTTCTTTAGCATCTTCCACATCGATTAAACCT